ATGACAGTCAAATGCAACAGCAAACAACTCCAAGCTATCCTCAAAGATTTTGAGGATGCTAGCGTTGCTGTTGACGTGTTCTATGGCACACTCCATAAGGGCACAACAGATTTAAATATGTTCTACGATGACCAGGAAGACGGCATCGTGGCAGGTATTGTTAAATTCAGAATGAAGAGCAATGAAAAAGAAGACTAAGACAAGATCTATTGAGGATGCTATCATCCAAAAGTATCCTGACGTTACCATACACGAGATTAGATATGATAAGTTTGGCACGCGAGTTCTGGCTACAGTGCCAGCAAGAGATGAGTTCGACAAAGACCATATCGTAGAGTGGACCGACAAAGGATACGCAACCGAATGCTATATCGATGGCAGAGACTTCCGAGAGGTTGGTTGGGACGAGGATGAACAAAAACCAATATATGTTCATACCAAGATGTTGCTACACAACGACACTTTTGACATTAAAGTCGATGCCACCGATTAAATGCCAAAAGTGCGAGGATGGCAGCAACTGCATAAATGGCAGATACTGCCATCCCCTCAAAAGATATGTCGAGTATGAGCCAAAGGCTCCATGCGAAAACACATAAGTATTTTGTTTTGAACTCGCTTTGCAATAATTTTGCAAGCAAATTTACAACGGAAAAGAATTATGATCAAAGCAGAACAAATTTATCAAGCTACAGATGATGGTCTCGACATCATCATCTCATTATACCCGGACGCAAAGGAGTGCGTTCAAAAATATTGCACAACTGGCACTCCTAAAAAACACTTTGCCATCCGCAACGAGAAGACACCTTCCTGCAGTCTCAAAAAGTTCAAAGACTGTTGGAGAGTTACTGACTTCGGTGGCGACGGTTCCGCCGAATCGCCTATTGACCTCTACATGAGAGAGAAGTGCATAGACCGTTTCCCAGACGCCATCCTGCGATTGGCATCAGAATACAACGTTAGTGACGAACTCAAAAAAGAGGTCAACAAACCTACGTTCACCGAGCGTGAAGCCAACATCAATGAGAAAGATGGTACCAGACCTTTCGAGCTGAACGAAAAGTTCACTGAAGAGGAGCTGAAGATACTGGGTCCAAATGTCAAGCAAGAGCACGTCGATGCGCTCAACTGGCATTCTGCCAAGTGGATAGGATATGTAAAAGACCGCAAGGTCAAGATTAAACACAGCAACGAGCACTACCCTATATTTATGCGTGAATGCTTGGTTCGCCCTGCTGAAGGCGACAAACCAGAGGTTAAGTTCTACAAGATATATGAGCCTCTCAACTACCAAAAGCAGTGGCGATTCTCCTACACCCCAGATGGCATCAAGCCTAAGCAATACATCAATGGCTTGGCCGAGCTGAAGGCTGCCTATCACGAGTTCAACCGCCGTGAAGAGGCTGAGTACAACAAGACCAACACAGACGACTCAAAGCCTTACAAGGAGAAAAAACTGCCAGAGGCTTTCATCTGCAGTGGCGAGCGTGACAGCCTTTGCTGCCGTTCCATGGGCTACAATCCTCTATGGTTCAACTCCGAGACCTACAAGCTCAGTGATGAGGAATACCGAGAGATTATGAAGTATGTCGAGGTGCTCTACAACATACCCGACATCGACGAGACAGGCATCGCGAAGGGCACCGAGCTTGCCCTTCGCTTCATCGACATCCATACGATATGGCTGCCTTCTTGGCTTCGCACCTACCACGACAACCGTGGCAAGGGGCGCAAAGACCTGCGTGACTGGATGGAGCTGCGCAACACTCGCAAAGACTTCCGCAACCTCATGACACTCGCTATGCCAGCCCGATTCTGGGTCAGCAAGCTCAACAAAAAGGCAAACACCTGGGACCACTACATCGACACGGCGTGCCTCTACAATTTCCTTCGTCTCAACGGTTTCTATACCTTGCACGATGACAATTCGACCATCACTAAATATGTTCGCATTACAGGCAACATCGTCAAGCTCATCACCACAAGAGACATCCGTGAGTTCTGCCGCCAATGGGTCATCGAGAGAGCCGAGAAACGTGACATCCTCAACCTGGTGCTCAACACCCCGAAACTTTCGGCATCCGCACTCGACTCGCTGCAAGAGATTACGCTAGACTTCACCAGCTACACCAACCGCTCACAGCTGTTCTTCTTCCCTCGCGTCAGTGTCGAGGTCACAAAGGATGGCTTAAATGAATACCAACGAGAGGGCAGCTCGCTCAAGAATTATGTTTGGCAAGAGAATGTCATCAACCATAACTTCAAAAAGTTGGATGACATGTTCTCCATCACCCGAACCATCGACGAGGATGGAAGACCGAAGTTTGACATAGAGGTCAAGAGCACAAAGTCCCACTTCTTCGGCTATCTCATCAACGCCTCTCGTACCTACTGGCGCAAAGAACTAGAGTATGCTTTCGAGGACAAAAGCATCGAGGAGAAAGAGGCGTACCATAAGGCACACCTCTTCGATATCGCTGGCGAGGGTCTCACCGACACAGAGATCCAAGAGCAAAAGCAAAACTTGATTAACAAGATTTTCACCTTCGGCTACATGCTCCACCATTACAAGGCACCATCCAGAGCTTGGGCACCGATGGCGATGGATAACAAGATTGGCGAGAATAACGAGTGCAACGGCCGTTCAGGTAAGAGTTTCTTCTTCAAGACGCTATCACTGCTGATGAAAACAGTAAAGTTGTCCGGACGCAATCCTAAGCTGATGGACAATCCACACGTCTTCGACCAGGTGACCCAGCACACACAGATGCTGCTCCTCGATGACTGCGACCGCTATCTTAACACAGGTCTCTTCTACGATAATATTACTTCAGATATGACAGTCAACCCAAAGAACAACCAGAGCTTCACCATTCCTTTCGAGGATAGCCCGAAGATTGCCTTCACTACCAACTACGTGCCGGCAGACTTCGACCCTTCCTCAGAGGCGAGATTGCTCTATATGGTGTTCTCAGACTATTATCATCAGCGCACAGAGGAGAATGACTACCAAGAGACTCGAAGCATCCGTGATGACTTCGACGAGGATCTTTTCTCAAAGACATACACCGAGGAAGAGTGGAATGCAGACATCAACTTCTTCCTGCAGTGCTGCCGATTCTATCTCTCATTGGCGGGCGAACCTATCAAGATCATGCCACCGATGGATAACATCATCAAGCGCAAGTTCAAGGCCGACATGGGTGTTAACTTTGAGGACTGGGCTGCATCTTACTTCTCAGAGGAGAGCGAGCGACTCGATACATTTATCGTGAGAGAGCGTGCGTTCAATGACTTCAAGCAGTTCTCTGGCATCAACAAGGCGACCACCCAGAGCTTCACAAAAAAGCTGAGGGCATTCGTTGAGCTGTGTCCATACATCCAAGAGTTGAACCCTGCCGACCTCTGCAACAGCCAGCACCGCATCATCAGACGCGACCCTGCCAACCCTGACGGCAGCCCTGTCGAGATGATCTATCTCCGAAGCAAGAAGAGTGATGATAAAAAAGAGGATAAACAAGCTAACAAGGCTGATGTCCCTGCAGCTGGGGGTGAATATCAATCCACGATTGACTGGAGCAAGGTAGATGCTGATAGTGATAAACCTTTCTAGCCATCTATAAATAATAGAATAGATAGCCCCAAGTTATAGTGCAAAGGTACAAAAAATATCTGAATTATGCAAATATTTTCGGCTAAATTTTCAAGCAAATTTTCACTAATTTTGCAAGCAGATTATGGCTGACTTCATAGGCAGATTTTTGCTGATTTATAATTCTTTTCCCATGTTACGAGGGAGCGATGAGCATTGGCCATCGCTCCCTTTTTCGTTGTCCATGGGCGCTGTTTCGCCTCGCTACCCTCCATTGGCCAAGGTGATGCCCTGGGTGCCTCGATGAGCCTTTCCTACCCTCCTTCACGCCATACGCCATCGTTTTCCCCACACCCCTTTCTTTTATTTTATACAAATCCTTTGTAACTCTGTAACATAATGTTGGCGAAAGAGGTAAATAATTAAAAGAGAGGGAGTTAAACCGCCTTGCCTATGTTTACAAAGTTGCGTTACAACTTGGTTACAAAGATTTTCAAGTTTGTAACAAGCCCCTTCTCCTACAGGTCTTTGACCTCGACCAAAGCCCAAGTTACAAAAGCTAAAGAGTTACAATTTCTGTATCAGAAAAATGTATCACAAAAACAGCATTGATTATCAATGAGTTACGATTCCTTGTTTGCACGATACAAAAATACAAACTTTTCGGACGAAATTATATCACACCAACTTTACAGACAAAAGTTAGTTTTTACTGATTATCGTTAGTTTTCTCAAAATTTCTTTGTATCTTTGCCCAAAAATTGCATAGCTATATGAATCCAATCGTTTACATCAAAGTTCCTACCCACATCAAGCAATGGGCTTACCGAGCATACGGCGAGCCAGTGGTCTTCCCTGCCATCGGCAACGAGGTGGCTGTGCTCCGCAAGTTCACCAGCAGACCTCCTAAAGTCAACCTATCTCCTATCGACCGAGAGAACATCCAAGAGATGCAGCAGGCTGATGCCAGCCAGCTGCACCAAAGTGTCAAGCATACCTTCCACGACGAGGAGTTCGAGCAGAGCCGATGGCTCACCCATCCCGACGATTACCTTGCCATCGAGCTACCAGACTCCAAGGCTAAGCCTGTCAGAGAGTACAACTACCTCGGTCCACGTGCCAGACGAGCCGTCAAAGAGATGATTTCCGACCTCTTCAAGATGGATCTCTGGGCTTCACTCAAAGACATCGCCGACCGCTCATGCAAGCTTTCTTCTCTCATTTCGGCATGGTGCGAGCAACATGGCATTGGCATCGATTACGAGGATACAGTGCGCCAATGCTTCTACAGAATGCGTGATCAACACGCAAAAAGAGGCGTAAATTTAACATCTACAACAAGATTTAGCAAAGATTAGCACAATTTTTTCCGCCTCTGCAAACAACCCCGAACAAAACCGAAATATCCGTCGATTACAAACAAACATAAAAATTTCATGCTTATGTCATACATCAAAAACATCATCAAAATAGAGGTCGTGAGGGCTGACGACCTCAAGGCTGTAATCTTCCCGGCCAAGCATCTCTGCATCATTCCATCAAGCGCTGTCTTCCAGCAGATAAAGTGCAAAATTCCGTCGAGTTGTGAAATCACCGACAAAATTGAGTCCAAGGTTCGCATTTTCACGTCAAAGTTAACCTTCAAGTCGAGCGAACAGATAGACGCAGAGGTCCATCCACTCGCCTACAAGATCACTACCGCCGATGGATGCGCCTACCTTCTGGGCAGAGACCAGCGCCCATATCCCGTGCTCACTCGCACCGAGAATATGCCAAGCTCGCACACCGACTCCTCGCTCATCACTTATACCGTGACATGGTCTGACGTGATAGCTCCGCTCCAAATCATCCCATAAACGTTTTTTTATTCTTTTACCTTATGATATAACTTTGCGGTGTAAAAATCGCAAAGTTATATGAAATACCAAATTTCAATCACTGGATACATTGATTCGTGGACCAAGCGCATGGTTCGCGACAAACTTAATGACAACAAGGGCAAACATGTCGATGTTGCCATCGACTCCTTGGGTGGTGAGGTTTCCGCAGGTCTCGCCATCTGCCAGATGTTCAAGTCCCATGGTGATGTGACCGTTGACTTCCAGGCTGGCTTCTCCGCCTCCGCTGCCACCATCTGTGCGATGGGTGCCAGCAAGATTCGCATGAGCAAATACAGTTTGCTCCTGGTTCACAAGTGTTCCACCGAGCATTTCATGTGGGAGTCGCTAAACGAGGAGCAGATTGGCTCACTCATCGAGCAGCTGCAAAAGCAGCAAGAGAACCAGCAGAAAATCGACAACATCATCGCCAACGTTTACTGCGATCGCTCGGGCAAGAAGCACGAGGATATCGTCAAGGTGATGTCCGAGGCGATGTGGCACACCGTCGATGAGTGCATCGAACTGGGTCTCGTCGATGAGTCCATGGATGGCAAGCCTGCTGAGATTACAGAGCAGACCCAAGACTTCATCAAGTACAACAACCTTCCGGTACTCCCAGAGGTTGTCAACTCTTGGTATGATAAAAAACCAAGTTTCATAGACCGAATTTTCGGCAAAGATAAATCTCAAAACAAAATTATTAATATGATTAAAAAATGGACTCACATCAACAATGTTCTCAATATCGAGGGCATTGAGGCAGAGGATTCAGCCAAGGACTGCACCATCTCTCAGGAGCAGATGCAGAAACTGGAGGATAAGATCGCTGCCGACTCCAAGGCCGTGACCGACAAAGACACAGAGCTTCAGAAGGTCAAGGACGAGAAGAAGGAGTTAGAGACTAAGGTCAAAAATCTCGAAAAAGAGAGAGACGACCTGAAGGATAAAGTGAAAGATCTAGAGGGAGAGCCTGGAGGTGACACACATACTGCTGTCGATGACACCAAGGTCGAGGATTTCTGCTCAGATAAAGTGTTGGATGCTTTAAATCAGTTTGCATAATATGGCAGATAATAAATTCATTGCTCCTGCAGATGTCGATGTACAGCTGCAGACGACTGCGAAAACTTACCGCTCGCAGTTGATTACGATGCCTACAAAGGGCTTGGCTCAGTCGCTTAAGTACATGACACTGCGCCCGGGCATCAGAGTTTCAGAGACCGTTGGCGAGTTGCTCGGCAAAGCTGAGTTCGGTCCATACGACGAGAACCGTGTGGGCGATGGTGGCGTAAAGATTACGCCTCGCACCTTAGAGGTGTTCCTCGGCAACGTTGACATCAAGTTCTCCCCTAACTCGGTTTATTCCACCATCTGGGGTGCCAACAGCATGAGTGGCGATGCGCTCAAGGGCGTTCCTATCACCCTTCAGGTGCTCCAACTCTTGGCGCTCAAGCTGGGCAAGCACCTCAACCTCCACCTCTTCGATGCTGTCCGCAAGGATGATGGTACTGGTTCCAAAGACCTTTTCAATGGTTTTGATACCATCGCCAAGAATGAGTTGACAAACGCTAAGTTGTCTAGCGCCCTCGGCAACCTCATCAAGGTCTCAGACATTCTGGGCGGCGGTGCTTCCATCAGCGACGACAACGCCGTTGACTTCGCACAGGCTATCTGCGAGTATGCTGACGAAGAGTTGATTGGCGAAGAGAAGCTTTATCTCTACGTGCCTCAGGCGTTCGTCAACCTCTACAACCGCAACTACCTCAAAAAGTTTGGCAATGTGCCATACAATACGGGCTACAACCACAACACCATCGAGGGTTTCGACAATGTCGAGATGGTACCGCTCGTCAATAAGAAGAACGCTCCGTTCTTCCAGCTCACCACTCGCAACAATATGCTCGTGGGTGTCAACGAGGCCAACAACAGCGACGAGGAGAAGATCAGCGTGGAGAAGTACCACCCTTGGAAGCTCGATTTCATCGCCACTAAGTTCTTCGGCTGTCAGTTCGAGAGCATCAACAAAGAGCGCATTCTGTTCATCACCAACGATGGTACGACACCACTCATCCAGAAGACTTCACTCGCAGAGGCTGCTAGCAACACTGTCAGTGCCGATCAGAATGAGACTTCTTCAAGCGACACCAGTGATGCAGAGGGCCAGAAGTAAAGTTTCACCTTATTATATATAGGAGATTAAATTATGGCTTGTAACACTAAAGATTTATATAAATCAGTCAAAAAATGTCCTGGGGCTCGCATAGCCCCAGGCATTAAACCGCGTGTTTTCTTCATCCTCAAGAGTCAGATTCTCACTTGGCCAACATTGCCGGCACCTGATGACAAGACTACAGACCCAGCCACATTGGCTAAATATACAGGCGACTTCACCTTGGCAAGCGATGCCAAGTGGCACAGTCTCGACCTTGTCGATGCCAAGAGCAACTTTACTTCCGAGACTCAGGGCGAAGCTCCTTCAGCTACGTTCCTCAATAAGGGTGAGTTCGTTGTCGGTGGTTCTGATGAGGATATCACAGGTTTCGCTACCATGGCTATCAATGACGAGCTCATCATGATGGTTCAAGACCGCAAGGGTCGTGCCCGTCTCATCGGTTGCGAGGCGTTCGCACCAAAGATTACCGTCAGCCAGGCTTCCGGTAGTGGCGTGACCGATGCTTGCACCACAACCGTCAACACCGAGGCAACCGACTTCTGCCCTACACCGTTCTATCCGGGCAAGATCGAGTTAGAGTCCGGTGACATCAGCGGTGCCGATGGTTCCGTTTACGAGGCGGCATAAACGTTCGTTTGCCCAAATTTTTGCATAACTACATACGGTTTAAACTTCAAAGCTTAGGTGGCTCTCGCTTCGTGCCTGAGCCACCTTTGTTCTTTTCTTTAAAAACATCTTATATATGGATCATCAATTCACCAAACAGATACAGGCATGGCTCAATGCCAAGCACGAGAGCGACACTGATATCATCAAGGGCGCTGACATGCTCTTCCGTCTCAACCGCAATCGCTTCTACCATTTCCGTGCCACCAGACAGCCACAGGTTTATCGCTCCAACATTGAATACGAGCTTAACAAGTTCCTGAAGATTCGTCTCGACGGCATGACCATCGATGAGGTGAGAAAGATGGATGCCATCGTCATACCTGAGGCTCGGTCTATCATCTACGAGGGCGCACCAGTCGCTACCACCGAAGATTCAACCAAAAAGACCGATGAAATCGACGAAAATGGCAATGAAATCGCAAAAAATGCCGATTCCATCGACGATAATGGCTCGACCGATGATGCCGAGCTTCCATCCTCCGAGAGCGATGGCGTGGCGGTCATCCGCAAGGGCAAGCGCAGCGACCATGAGTTTCTTCCTGACGAGGTGGCCGCTCTCTGGGATGCCAACGCCAAGCGATACAAAGAGATTAAATCCACCTTCGAGACGCTCAAGACAATGGAGCGCCAGGAGCCATGCGACCGATACGAGCTTCTCAAGATTCTCTCAGACCTCGACAAACGCTACCGAGCCGATATGCTCACCTACGACTCATACCAGGTCACCACTGCCGACCGTGACCGTGTCGCCAAGGCTAAGCTAGCTGCCAATGCCGATCAAGGTTAAGGTCTCAGAACTGCTCCGTCCCATCGCCGACGCTCAGACACAAGCCTACTTCGGCAGACACCTTCACACCCTAGGTCTTATTAAGTGGATTCTCTCCCAGATAGGCCCTGCAGATGTGTGGGTGTCTTCCTACTCCACCTCAGAGGAGTTCCTGCGCGGCTTCCGCCTGATGCGCCAGTCGGGCTGCATCCTGTCGGCAACGATGCTGCTCGATGTCAAGGCGAGCAAGAAGACCGTCCAGCTGTGGCGCATGATGCAAACTTGCTTCGATGATGTCTTCCTGGGACAAAATCACTCCAAGGTGACGCTCTTCCGCAACGACCAGCACGTCGTGTCGGTGGTCACCTCGCAAAACCAGACCTATGGCAGCCGAGACGAGTCAACCATCATCACCACCGAGCCGCAGGTCTTCGCCGATCTCTTCGGCGGTTATACACTTCATTGTGACACTCAAAGCTTAAAAATCAATGGAAATTTCTCAGGAATTACTCGAAAAGGTGCAACAACTTGCCGAGATTTTGACCCCGATATCAGAGATGTCCGTCCTTTTGGATATTAACGAGGATGAACTGCGAGAGGAGATCGTGAAGCCCGACTCTGAGCTTCACCGTGTCTATTTTCTGGGCATGGCGACTGTGCGCCAGCAAATTCGCAAAAACGAGCTAGACCTGGCTGCGGCTGGCTCGCCACAGGCGGTGCAGCGCACACACGAATATCTGAACCAAATGCTAGAGGAGATTAAAATATGAGAGAACCTGCCAACATCGATGCCATCATCGAACTGATGGACCGCACACCCGAAGAGATGGATGCGCAAAATGTGCCCGCCCCTGTGCGCGACCGCATTTTGCGCATCCGTGCCCTCTATGCCTGGTGGCTCATCAACCCTCGCAAGACCGACCAAGAGCTGGTCTTCAAAGATATGCACGACTACAAGGTGCAGCGCATGATGGCGTACAACGACCTGCACCTCATCAAGCTCATACTGGGCAACCTGCAAAAGGTCTCCAAAGACTTCGCACGCTATCGCTTCGACCAGATGATACAGCGCACCTACGACAAGGCTGACTCCATGGGCGATGCACGTGCCATGGCTGCCGCTGCCGCCGCATACGGCAAATATCACCTGCTCGACAAAGAGGATCCTGTCGATAACGGCTACGACCAGATTCAGCCTCAGGTCTTCATCCCTACAACTGACCCACGACACTTGGGTCTCAAGCGCATCCCTAACGTGATGCAGACCATCAAGAAGCTCGTCAAGAAATACACCGACAACTCCATGGATCTCGTCAAGATCGAGGCAGAGGACTATGACGAGCAGCTCTTGGAATATACACCAACCGAAGAAGTCAAGGAGGACAAAGCACTATGATAGATCAATATCTCAACCCTGCACAGATGGAGGTCAACCTCATCTCTGCCCGCGACAACGTGGTCGTGGGCGGTCGAGGCATCGGCAAGAGCATCCTCCACGCCACCTTCAACCTGCGCAACATGCAGCGCATGCCTGGCAGCAACGGCGGTTTCGTCTCTGCCAACACCAAGCGATGCCTCACCAACACCATACCGTCGATGCTTCAGCACTGGGAGCGATGGGGCTTCCACCGTGGCAAGCATTATCTCATCGGGGTCAAGCCTCCCAAAAAACTGGGATGGCCCGACCCTGTCATACCGCCCAGCAACTGGGAGAACACCATCTCCTTTTATAACGGTTCCATCGGTACCATCATCTCCCAAGACCGCAAGGGTACCTCCAACTCCCTCTCCCTCGACTATCTCGACATCGACGAGGCGAAGTTCATCAACTTCGAACAGCTCAAAGACGAGACCTTCCCTGCTAACCGAGGCAACGTTAACCTCTTCGGCCAGCACTACTATCACCATGGCATGCTCATTACTTCAGATATGCCCGTGACAAAAAAGGGTTCCTGGTTCCTCAACTATAAAAAAGACTGCGACCAGCAGCTCATCGATGCCATCGCCTCGCTCGTGGTCGAGGAGTATGACATACGCAACCGCATCAAGACCTCGGGTCATGTCTCTGGCTATGCCCAGCGCCGACTCAGAGAGATCGGTCAGCTCCTGGCACAGCTGCGCTCCAAAGCGCTCTTCTATAAAGAGTATTCATCGGTCTATAACATCGAGGTGCTCGGCATGGAGTTCATCAAGCAGATGAAGCGAGACCTCCCTGCCCTCACCTTCCAGACCTCCATCATGTGCAAGCGACCTTCCATCTCGCTCGATGGCTTCTACTCTAACCTCAGGGATGCCAACCTATACACGGCTCCCAACCTAGACTACCTCGATGGCTTGGGCTATGACATCGACAAGCTACAGCATGTCGATTCACGCATGGATGCCGACGTTGACCCAGACCGTCCGCTCTGCATCGCCTTCGATGCCAACGCCCTTATCAACTGGATAGCCATCGGACAAGACAACCTGCGTGGCGAGGCTCGCTGTCTCAAGAGCATCTTCGTGAAGTATGAGGAGAAGCTGCCCGCCCTCCTCGACAAGTTCATGCAGTACTATGAGTACCATCGATGCAAAGAGGTCAACTTCTACTACGACTCCACCTTCGTGGGCAACAACTACGCCCTGATGAACGATGACTTCCATACATTCATCACCGACTACCTCACCGACCATGGCTGGTATGTCAACGAGGTCTATCTGGGCAACCCGATGGGGCATCTGGAGAAGATGCTGCTCCTCAACCGCATGTTCCTCGGCAAGGCTGAGCACCGCTCGATGATCAACAGCGAGAACAACGAAGACCTCCTCATCTCCATCCGTCTGGCCGGGGTCTATAATGGCAAGAAGGATAAGCGAGGCGAGAAGCTGGCAGAGACCGAGGAGGATAAGCTGGAGGCTCGCACCGATGGCTCCGATGCCTACGACACGCTCATGATTGGCATGGAGAAATACCCACAGGCTGATGGCTACATCGCCACTGGCTCCATGCTATAGTTTGATTTCTTTAGAGTACGATTCTTATATAAGTTAGGTGGCTGGCATTCTCGCTTGACCGCCGATGAAGGGAGTGCGCTGCGAAGCGTGCTCCCTTTTTTCGTGTCCGTACCTGCTCCGTACCAAGTCCGTACCCGCTCCGTACCAAGTCTTAGTTTCTTGCAAAGATGGCAAACTTTGCAAACTTTTTGTTTTTTGCAATCTTACAATTTCGTTAACGGTCGTTTACATATTCCGTCTTTTCCAAGGGGACGGGAAGCGGGTTCGGGCGTAGGGCGGTGGGGGGTGCTATCGCCGACAAAGGGGAATTATTTTCCCTTTGAATCCCTAAAACCACGATAAAATCGGGGTTTTCCAATCCGTGGGTGTGGAAAACCTGTCGTAAAACGACACATTTGGCATCTTCAACCTCGGGGTCGAAGCATGCCAAATGCTGCGATTTCATCGCTCCAAGGTATGTTTTTCCTCCTGAAGTCTGAAAAACATGGTGTTTTTTCATTCGCAAATTTTCCATCTTTCATTTCATACGCTATGGTTAAAATTTGCGAAAATTCCAAGCGGTAGTGACCGTGATGATGCTCAGACGCCGCTAAGGCTTAACAACCAAGGTAAGGCAGAGCCTTTTCTTTGCCCGCTTTTCCTGTCCGAGAGCTTTTCCCTTTATAGGTGTTCCATCGGTCATTATCTCTTTTTCGGGTGCAAAGGTACGGCGGATGGCATGCACCAAGTACCGATAAATCTATTTTCCAAAAACTTTTCGGCAGCCTTCCGCAATCAGAGATGGCGGTTTTCCATAAACTTTTTGCAAAATTCCTTGGCTTTCATACCTCTTTTCCGCTCGTCTGCATCGCACCGTAAAAAGCGACAAAAACGACCGACGGACAGAATAAAAAAAACTCTCAGACGGGCAGGCAAAGACGAGTTCAAACAAAAAGCTCCTTCCTCCCTCTGGCTAGAATAAAAATTTTGAGCGTATGAAGACTTTCAATTATTACGAGTACAACTCCAAGCGTTTCGACCGCTCAGCGCAAGCCGAGCAAGTGAGAAACTTCATCTTTGCCTTCAAGGATGGCAAGCAGTGGGCTACAGACGCCGCAGCCGATATGGTGGCGCAGTCCTTCACCCATACCTATGGCGACAAAGCCAGCGACTTCGTGCTTGTTTGCGCACCAGCCGCAAACTCCAAGAAGTACACCAAGCGTTTCAGCCGCTTCGCTGCCAAAGTGAGCCAAGGCGCAAAGGTGCAGAACGGAAACGAGCACATTTCCATCTATGGTGAGCGCACAGCCAAGCACTTCAGCGCAGACCGTGTGTGTGAGAGCTTCGACTACAGAGTGGCACTCGATAGAGAGTACTTCAACGGAAAAAAGGTCATCATCTTCGACGATGTAGTAACAAGCGGAGCAACAGCCCAAGAGTTCGCCAACGAGCTAGCCGAGTGTGGCGCACAAGTGATGGGAGCGATGTTCCTAGCGAGAACCAAGAGAATGTATAACTAATAAAACAAGATAACTATGATACGACAAAATTATAACGACCTTTGTATGGAGGAGAGACCACAGTACAGAGCCTACAACCAAGGCTTCGACACACTCACCAACGTTGACTTGATTTCTTTGGTAATCAACAGAGGGGCAGGAACCAAGGACAGCCAAGAGCAAGCCCGACAGATTTACAACATCATGGGCAACTCGCTTCGCAACATCGGCAAGGCGAGAATCGAAGACCTGGAAGTGGTGCCAGGCATCGGCGACTGCAAGGCGATAGCCCTACAGGCTGCCATCGAGCTAGGCAGACGCTACCAAATGGAAAAGGTGGCTAGGCAGACAGACCTAGGCAGCAGCCTAGCCCTATATAACTATCTTCGCCCGATGATAGGCAACAATGTGACCGAGGGCTTTTGGGTAGTAATGATGAACCAAAACTTCAGACTGATAAAGTGTGTGAAGCTCAGCGAGGGAGGCATCACTGAGACATCGGTAGATATTAGGCTCATCATGAAGGAAGCCGTGCTCAACAACGCCACCATCATCGCCGTGGCGCACAACCACCCGAGCAACAGCCCGCAACCGAGCAAGGCGGACGATATGCTCACGCAGAAGATAGCCAAGGCGTGCGAGCTGATGAGACTTTTCTTCATGGACCATGTCATCATCGCTGAGGATGGCTTCTATAGCTACCACGACAAAGGCAAGCTATAATATATAAAATAGGTGTAGGGGAGACTTTGCCAGTCTTCCCTATTTTCCTGAAAATTTTTCGCCTAGCGGCGAAAGCTGTCTGGCAAGAGCCTAAAAGAGGTCGAACATCGTTTATTATTAATTTTATTACTAAGTTTGTTATTAATTTTATTGTTAAATTTGTAATAAAGCTTGTTGGTTTCGATAAAATAGCGTATCTTTGCACCGAAAGAAAATAAAACAACGAATAAAAACAACGCAAGTTATGAGAATGCTTAAGATTACAAGGCGTAGAGGTTCAAGCTCTATGACAGTTGCTCGTCACCCTTTCATCGAAGGCTTGCGTAGCTTAGGAAGCCTTGGTGGCGACAATAGTCTCTTCAATGATTACTTGAGAGGCAACGATGCATCCGACTTAAAGAGAGATTGGGAAATAATCGGCTCTGATATGAGGAAAGTTTTTAACAGCAACAGAAAATGTTCTTGCCACAATACTGATTCTCGTGTTCGGATACATCGCATACGACTTGGCGATGCACGACCATGATGCGGCGGCCATCGCAATAGGCGTGACAACAGTCATCGGACTGTCTGTTGTCTTTGTACTCAATAAAATTCCTCCTATCTATCCTAAAGGAGAAGACAAATAGTTTTTACCCCTCGCTGCCCTATCGCATCGGGGGCTTTTTTATGCCCTACAACATCTTTTTGCGACTTTTTTCAAGCTCCCCGCAAATTTCTTCCCTTTTTTCTTGGCGGTTCCAAATATTCTCCGTACCTTTGCCGACGCTTAACAAGATGATTGTAATCAATCCAGCAGGGCGACTGTTTCGCCTATGGCTTCGTTGCCGCAGGCTTTTTTTATGCCCATAGTTATCATTTTCCCGGCATCGGGAAAAAGGTGTACATACTATATGGCGGCTGCATGAACCGTAAGATTTGAATTGTCCTTCTGGATAAGTCATCATCTTGTTAAGCAACGGGGAATGCAGCCGCCACCCTTTTATAAAATCGGCTGCCAAAACGCTTAACAAGATGATGCACTATGCAGAATTCAATTATCATGAATGATGCCCTGCAGGTGAGACCTGTCGGCATCGACATCGAGGAGGGCGCCAAGGCCCTCAAGTCAGCAATCAGCCAAGAGACATCACGCCTCTGGCACACCCAGAGCGAGACCTTCACGGCGCTCTGCGACGAGAGAGTGACCTACGGCGACGTGGTCAAGACCATCGTGGGCCTCGTGGCGTTCTTCGCCTTCATGTTCCTCGCAGGACTTTTATTCGGAGGGGAGGTGATGTGATGAGACGCAAGACTAAGATTAGGTTCCTGACCTACAGACAGATTTCCAAGGTGGCATTCTTTGCCAGCTGGATAAAAGCGGTGAATGTAGCCAAACTATCTTATGGCTTCTGTGACAAGGATGACAAGCTCATCGCTCTCGTCGACGTGTGGGATGACCCACAAGCCCATGGCGAAATCGTCAGATGGTTCGACGGCCGATATTATTCCCGCACCTATAGAGACAGAGTGGCCAAGCCATACACCATGACCTTGGCCAAGTTGAAATTTCTTAAAAATAGATTAGCATGAACATATTAGATATAAATACTATCTTTCAGCTTCTCCACGATCGCAAAGTACCTGAGGAGAAGATCAAGAGTGCCATCGTCAAATTTCGAGAGTTCAACAAAGAGGTCTCGAAACTTCAAAACAAGGTGATTGCAGCCGGTGACGCTCGCACGGCCAACATCGCACTCAAAAAAGCTAAAAAGATCGAGCGACAAGCTGACAACCTCATCGCAGAGCTGATAGAGGATGCCAAGCACGAGTCAATGTCTAACAATCGCAAGGGAAAGGGCAATAACAATGAACACAAATAACGCAAAAAATATGCACATGACAGCAGAGGTATGGAATGCACTCACTGAGATGATGGATACAAACCAGCTCAACTACTTCATCGAGTACCTTGAGCAAGTCAAAAAGGTGCTCATCTCCGACGAGGTGGTGACCAACTGTGTCGAAGACCTTGGCGGTGCCGACAGAGTGCTGCTCATGCTCAACAACTTCGACCACATGAGCAAGCTCTTCAAGACCATCAACATCGCACTGGAGGCGAAAGGAGGTGAGGCATGAAACGAATGCGCGTGATGGGCTTCGGCGCTAACAGCCAAGAGCAACAGCAGTCAGAACAAGAGAGCAAAATCGACTACGTGCGCATGGCTCTCGACGCTTACTTCGAGGGCGACACTCCAGGCGAAGATCCATATAACCAATGCGTTGACTTCCTATCCTCAAAGGATATACAGGAGGCTATCAGCGGCATGGTCGTCGCCCCAATCTCTACCATCACCGAGTACATGGTAGAGCATGGCTTCAAGATGAAGTTAGTAGAGGGTGGCAGACTCGTCTGGATAATCAATTGTGCCCAGCCTGAACAGTAAGCAAGACAGCACATTTTTTTTCATTAACAACATAAAACAGTCTCGGAATGGAGCCTTAGGCTTTACAAGGCGTGGCTGCTCCTACCATGAGTCGATACCTGGTTGCCGTGATGGCAATCAGGTATTTTTATTTTCTCACCTTCCTTCATATCTTTGCATCGTTTTAATGAGACATTGATATGATTACAGTCACCAACAAACCAACTTCGCCATTGTTCACCAGTGCGCTCGACACCTTCTCATTCAAGATAGGTGGCGAGCGCGCTACCGTTACCATCACCTGTGCGGGCGAAGAGCTGCTGAGCGAGACCTACTACCCCGTCGCTGGCAACATCACCATCTACGACCTAGGCACGCTCATCACCGATGCCGTGCGCCCTACCGTGGTGGCACAGTGCGCCATCAAGATAGTCGAGCACAATGGCGAGAGCGATGTCGCCAACTGGTCGTGCGAGTTCACAGCCTACTATGCCACCGTTGACATCGGCATGTCGTGCCAGGCGTTCCTCGATCAATACTTCCTCACCCTCCTCGATGGTACCAAGCTTACCCAGCTAGGCCATCGTGAATATCTCCATGCCGCAGGTGCCGACAGCGCCACGCCATCGGTCACCGCCCAATATTACAAAGACGGCAAGGTCGTGGTCAGCGACATCGCCTCCGATGCCACCCCTACCCATACGGTGAACAACATCACCACCTTCGATGTCTCGCCCGACCGTTACTATGATGCCGACCGTGGCGACCTCTTCGCCTACACCGTCACCGTGGGCAAGCGAGTGCAAGAGTTCCAGATAGACCATACCGAGGCGGTCGCCGACCCGGTGCTACTCTTCACCAACAGCTTCGGCTGCCAAGAGATCTTCTATTGCCTGGGCAAAAAGAAGATTGCACCGACCTTCGAGCGCAAGAGCGCCGTCATCAGCGGCAAAAAGATTAACTACGCCGTCAAAGAGACCCGCACCTTCGAGGGCGACACAGGTGTCATTCCTCCGTCCATGGCACACTTCGCCGAAGACCTGCTGCGCTCAGACGAGATCTATCTGTTCCGTGACTACACACAGGACAAAGAGATAACCTTCACCGACTCCAAGAGCGAGCGCACCAACGAGCTAGACGACATGGCTGAGTTCACTTTCAGCTACCAATATGCACAGCGAGTCCAGAATGTCGTGTTCAAGAACATCGACAATACGGGCGGTCGCATCTTCGACGACTCCTTCGACGATACGTTCAACTAAAAAACATCTTCAGATATATGGCAGACAAGACACCCAAGGCGATACACATCAACGAGCTGCGCCGTGCCCTCGACATCTCGCGCATCGATCGCTCACCCGTTGACATCGACTGCTGGAAGGGCGGCGACGGTTCCATCATCCAATACCGGGGATGGCTCGTCAAGTCCTCATCCTGGCAAAACGGCACCCACACCCTCTACAACCCAGTCAACCACCAGATACGCAGGGTGAGAGACATTTTCATATTCAGATACAACGACCATTCAATATACTTATAAAGATTATGGCAGACAATAACAGCAACATAGACATCACATACGCAACCATGGGCGATGTGCTCGACTACCAGACCTCTTCGCCCACCAGCGGCTTCGTTGAGTCCGACTCCATCTTCGACGATGATGGTACCACACCCACCGTCGAGGTCGAGGTCAATGGTCAGAGATACACCTACATACCATTCGGGAAAGACAACCATCTTCCATACCAGCTCATCAAAAACATCGGCGAGAGCAGCGTGATGGCCCAAAACAAGCTCTTCAACGTGCTTACCTGCTACGGCATGGGCTTCCAGTACAACGACATCAAGACCAAGCTTCCAACACAAGACAAAGAGGTCAACCTCTTCAAGATGCACAACAACCTCTCGCGCTTCTTCCTTGAGCAAATCACAGACATGAAGTACTTCTTCTTTTGCGTCTCCGCCGTCATCCTCAACAAAAAAGGCGACCGCATCGTGGGCATCCGCCATAAAGAGGCGTGCTACTGTCGATTCACACAGAGCAAGAACGGTCGCTCCGAATACGTGCTATATGCCAATTGGCGCAACGCCGTCGATCCCGAAAACATCGAGGTGCTACCACTCCTCGACGAACTGGACCCTCTGGGCGATCTGCAGCGGCGCATGGGGCTAGATGGGCAAAGCGGACAGACACTGACAAGACAGACTGGTGGTGCGAAGTGCCAAGACCGAGTCTTCGCCATCGTGACCCGATTCCCGACTCCTGGTTGCCAATATTACCCGGTGCCCTACTACAGCGCCATCTTCCGAGACAAGTGGTACGACATCTCCCGGCTCATTGCCATCGGCAAGATGGCGAAGCTCAAAAACCACGCCGCCATCCCCTACCTCGTAGAGATACACAACGACTACTGGCGTGGCATCTTCCAAGAGGAGCACATCACCGACAAGGCTAAGCAAAAGGAGCGCAAGCTGAAGGAGAAAGAAAAAATCCGCTCCTTCATCTCGGGCATCGAGAACAGCGGCAAGCTCTGGATAGCGGGCTATTACACCACGCCCGATGGCAAGGAAGTAAAAATGGTGCGCATCACACGCATCGACACCTCCAAAGATGGCGGCGACTACAGCGACGACATCGCCGAGAGCAACAACATGCAGTGTTATGCCGACAACATCCATCCCAACCTCGTGGGTGCCACACCGGGCAAGAGTCAGACCAACAACTCTGGCTCAGACAAGCGAGAGCTCTTCACGCTCAAGCAGTCGATAGAGAAGGCCTTCCACGACCTCATGGAGACCGTCCACTGGGTGGTCATCTACTTCAATCACTGGGAGGATAAGGTCTATCCTGACGTGCCGCTCATCATGCTCACCACCCTTGACGAGAACAAGGATGCCAAAAAAGTTTCAAACAACCCTAACTCACAAGACGATGATACAGATTGATATAAACCAGTTCGAGCAGTTGCTGCCATTCGTGGCAGCAGCCTCCGAGGATGTCTTCACCAAGATGCAGCCATCCTTCGAGTGCCACTTTGACGACCTCGTCGCCACCGTCGTGGGTGCAGATGCCGAGCAAGCCGTCTGCACCGAAGACTCGCCCCTGCAGCGCTACACTCGAGACTATGTCATACTCGCCACCTTCCTCGACAGTCTCCACTCCCATGACATCATCATGACAGACAACGGTTTCGGGGTGGTCTCCAACGACAACATCGCCCCAGCCTCACAGGCTCGTGTCGATGCCATGGAGCGAGAGCTTGCCTACAGGCGAGACTACGCCCTGCACAACGTCATCAACCGATTGCGACAGGTCGAGGGCTGGGCAGACAGTCTGCAGGCCTTCAACACCATCCGCTCCTTCGTCTGGTCGCCATACATACTGAATAAGTTCTGCGGCCTCCCCGGCAAGCTCACCTTCGATGACCTCGCAGGGCACAAGAGCGAGATAGACACCGCCGAGACCTTCCTGCGCAATCAACTCTCCGATGCCCAGATAGACCAGCTCCTGGAAGAGGAGCGCAAGGCTCATTTTTCGGCTACCTCCCATCGGGTCGCCATCATGCGCATCTACGATTTCATCGGGTGCCATATCACGAAAAACGGCGATTCCATCGACCTCAGGGCGAGAGACAGACTCTTTGAGAGCCTGTTGCGCCTCATTGAGGATAACATCGATGACTTCGCCAAATATAGAGACTCAACCGCCTACACGGCAAACCACATGCAAGCTTATGAAAACAATGCTGACGACACGACCTTCTTCTTTGCTGGCTGACGGCACGCTCAACCTCCACGTACCTCACTCCTGGGGCGAGCTGACCCAAGACCAGTTGCACTACGTGCTCTACCTCCTCACACAAGGGTGGCAAGAGTGGCAGGTGCGCACCTACCTCTTCGCCCGCTTCGCTGGCATCGAGGTGCTCAACGAGAAAAAAGATGGCTGGCTCTGCGAGACCCACCTAGAGAGCGGCAAGGCCGTGCGCTTCTTCATTCAGCTATGGCAAGTGCAAAGTTTCTGCCAAGCCTTCGACTACATCTTCGATGGCAAGGGCGCAGACAACCGCCTCGATCATATCGGACTTTTCCAGGCGGCCGACATCGAGCTGCACGAGTTCCCGTTCCAATATTACATCATCGCCGACAACTACTTCCAGCAGTTCCTGCAGTCTGACCAGTCGAGCGACGCACCGCTCAAAGAGATGGTGCGATATCTCTATCTAGATGCCAAGGGCGACCCACCCGACCATATCGACTGTACCCCAGTCGAGGTGATGGGTGCCTTCCTGTGGTTTATGTGGGTCAAGCAAAACTTTTCCGCAAGTTTTCCACACCTCTTCAAGCCAGCTTCTGGCGATGGCGACTACGATATGACCGAGGCGATGAACGCACAGATCCGTGCCCTCACGGGCGGCGACATCACCAAAGAGGGGCAGATTAAAGACTCTGATGTGTGGCGAGCGCTCACCGAGCTAGATGCCAAGGCGCGAGAGGCTGACGAGTTGGACAAACGATTAAAACAAAAATCATGATCAATACAGATATTAAAACTCCAGACACCCAGGTGGGCTTCGATGCCTTCTCCTACTTTCGAGACCTCACCAAGCAAAACAAGCTCACCTCCGAGCTTAGATTCACTTCTACCACCTGCAGCACCCCTGCCTCGTTTGAGGGTATGCTACAGAATATGGCGAAGAGCAAAAATTTCGTTGTCATCGACGATACCAACGAGGGCAACGTCGCCATCAACGGCGATGGCAGCTATCGCAAGGTCATCACATATACCGTGTGGATACTTATGCGATACAAGCAGTTCGACATGAACGACCGACAAGAGAAGCTCAACACCTGTCGCAAGATATTCCGCCAGTTCCTGAGCAAGATAGTCATCGACAAATACAGCTGGCAAAACGATTACAACACCTACACCCTCAGCGACCAGATAGACAGCAGAGAGATAGGTGCCTATTTCATCAACGGTCTCACGGGCGTTGAGTTCCATCTTGACGTGAGCGAGCCACTAGACTTGGAATATAATTATGAAGAATGGAACGAATGACATCAAGCAGCCTGTCTCGCAGGCCGACATCTACGCCTACGAGCGAGGATGGACAGAAGAGATGGTGCATATTTGGAAGGAGAAAATCATTCACTATCGCATCAGACATACCGGAGCCCTCTTCAGTTCCGTGCAAGCCACCTCGTTTGGTGGCTCCTCTCGCATGATAGCCCACAAGTTCCTGTTCTATGGTCTCTACCAAGAGACGGGCACTGGCAACGGTTATTACCATGGCAATCCGGGTGACCTCGAGTTCCTCGACCCAGAATATCGTGCCAAGCACCATCTGGGCGAACCTAGGCAACGCCGTCCATGGTTCAACCGCAAGTACTACGCCTCCATCATGAAGCTCAATGACATGGAGGGCTATTTCTATGGCGATGAATACCAGGGGCTCATGGCCGACATCTTCAAACAGATGTTCGGCACCCCTATCTAGTGTATTTTTATTTCACCTCACAGAGGTGTATCTTTACAACAAAATAAACAGCTATGACAGACAAAGCAGACATCAACGACCTCACGCACGACCTAGAGGCCATCAGAGACGAGAGAGCCAAGCACGCCAATACGGCGCGCCGCATCGGCAAAGCACTTCTCGACATCTTGCAATATGCAACGCAAGACAACGGCACATACCTGTCTCGAGAGCACGATGATGCTGCGCAAGGGCTGATTACATTCCTCAGGGGCTTCGTCTCCGAGGCGCAGGCACAACTCAAGCAAGGTGCACAGTTTGGTGGTTTCTCTTCGGGTCTGTTTACCGGCAAGGGCGCACAGATAGATGCCCAGGGCAACGCAGAGGTCGAGAGCATCACCGTCCGCACATACATGAGGGTCATGGAGCTCATCGTCAACCGACTATCAGCACAGGAGGGAGACACCTTCTTCACCGAGAGCGACACCATCGAGAGCATCGATAACCTGGGCGATAACTGCTACGGTCTTCACCTCCGCTCCAAATATGATGGTTACTTCACGGCGCAGCACGTGGGCAACGTCCTCAAAGGTGTGGTTAATAACCTAGCCTCCGCAGCCCTCTCGGGTACCTCGGCTAGCTATTACACCTCGTGGATGCGAGTCAACAGCGTCAACTCAGCCGCCAACTACATCGAGGTCACCCTTTACCCCGATGCCGATGTCCCGGCTGGCAAGAACTTTCCGCCCTGTGAGCTGATGAACATCGCCCGATACGGCAACCAGACCGACGAGTCCCTGCAGAGCTGTTTCTACGTCTCCAGCTCAGAGGGGCGCATCGTCAAGCTGACGGGTGTCACCAAGCCTATCCTAGAAAATTATAACTACGGCATGGCCTTCGGCGATATGCCTGAGTTTATCAAGGCAATGGGCTTGCCGCTCATCAAGGGCTACGATTATCTCTATGCTGCCGGCATCGTGACCCAAGACATCATACAGATAGACTACCGGGGCAAGCCGATAGTCGATTATGTGGATCGTGGCGAGTGGGAGGCTAGCGCTTCCTATTATTGTGCTGCTCGTAACGAGGAGACCGGCAAGTACGAGACATCCGACGTATGGCACACAGGCTGCAAGTGGAGATGCCAGAAGACGGGCACCCATACCGAGCCACGGTGGAATAACACCGACTGGGCAATGATCGAGGGCAACCCTGCCTTTATGGTCGATTTCCAAGAGGCAGAGGCCATCTACGACTTCGACAACTTCCGGGCACCTCTCACCATCGTGGCAACCCTGTATGGTCAAGATATTACCGCCGACATCCTCGACAGCGATGTGGCGTGGACTCGCTACACCGAAGACTCCAACGGGGTGCAGCGCATCAGCTCTGACAATATCTGGGCGTTAAGCCGTGGCGGGGCGGGCAAGAGCATCACGCTCACCCAGCAAGACCTCTCCCTCGATAGCGGCGGCGTGCCTCCCGTGATACGGTTCACCGCCACCGTCACCTTGCGCGACGGCATGGGCGAGCAGGTGGACCAGCAATCCGTGTCCATCGAATATTAGTCTTAATCATTATAATCATTGCAATGTTATGTTAACAAGAAGATTTGATTTTAAGTACACGCCGCTCTCGTTGAGCAAATCGATTGCCACCATAGGCGGTGTTCCGCCTGAGCAAACCTACGATGCCGAGTCGAACGAATATTCGCCAGATTACTCGCTCACTCCATGCATCATTCAACCCACCGTGGGCATCATCGACTACGACAGGGTGCTGCCTAGCGGATGTGTCAACGCGCAACTGAGCGAGATGTCGTGGTGCCAGGTGGTCAATGGTGTCGAGCAAAAGCCGCTTACAACCACAAGTGGCAAATATACCATCGTGACAGAGGGCGGCGAGAAGGGCAAGCTGACATGGTATGTAAATGCCTCGCCGCAGAATCCTATCTTACTTCGCTTCAAGTCTAAGTACCTGGACACTCGCACGAACCAGGTCTTCACCAACGTGCAAGACTTCTCCATCGTTTGCCGCAACGCCACGCGCTACCAGCCATCGCTGCTGCTTAGTGCTGGCGACCATACCTTCTACAACCCATGCCGAGACCCTGATAAGCAGGTGGTGAAGGCTTCCCTGCGACTGGGTACCGAGGAGTGCGACACCACCAAGCGCATTTTCGTGTGGGAGATTTTCCGCTCCTCCGGTGTCTTTTCGGTTGTCACTGCCGACGATCTGGAGGTGAGCATCTCGTCTGACGGCGTGACGGCTACGGTCGATCGCTCGCTGATGGGCAAGCGCCTCGTCTTGCGATGTCGGGCGAAGTACAGCAGTTCGGGCACACCATCATCCGTAACGCTGAACGACAACTCGCCGTCTAAGATTATCAATATCGTGCGCCGGGTGCCTAAGTTCGAGTTTGATTTCGGTGACGTGCCCTACAATCTAGAGCCTGGTACCAGGTCCATATCCCCGATGGCTTATATCATGGATACTGCGGGCAACATTCCTAACCCAACCAAAGAGCTAGAGGTGTTATGGTATATGGCGACCAACAAGCACAACGCCTCGCTCAGCTACAATCTGCTGGGCTATGGTATGAACCCAACCATCCCCACCGACCTGATGGATGCATCACTGGGTGGTATTCTCTCGCTTGATGTCAAGCCCCTCGATCCTTGGGCGCTATTGGTCGATGCCGACGGCAAGGTGATAGTTGATGGCGATGGTGCAGCGATTGTTTTTCACTGATGCTACAAGATAATGGTTTATTTTACGAAAAATATAATTTAGAATTTTATGGAAAGATACGTTAAGGCAAATCCCAAGGTGGTGAAACACCTCCACCTTCAGGATGACAGAACTCAGTTTAAGGACGGCAATTACCTGTTGTGGATTCAAGACCTGCTTCCGTTTGGCAACTTGATAGACTTCCAGCAGATACTCGCCCAGATAGGTGCCGTAGCCATGGATGGCGAGGGTGCGAGAGACGAGCAGAACGGTTTGGTCTGCCATCCGCTTCCGAAGGCTACAGACGAGAGATTTATTGTCGAGAACAGTCAAGAGGCAGAGGACAATGAGTCGGGTGGCGGACAGCAAGAAGACGAGAATAGTGGGTCGGGTGATGGACAGCAAGAAGCAACAGAAGAGCCTGGTACTGACCAAAAAGAAGAGGAGGATGAGCTATGAGCAGTGCAACTAAGTCGAGAACCATCAAGTTTATCAGCAAGATGGGCACCTATACGGCGATGATACAATCGCCGTCGGGCGATCTATACCAAGAGTACAAGGGCAGCACGAGCGAAAATCCGGTAGTGAGCCCAGACTTCTCTCAGACCAAGCCAAAGCTATACTTCGTCTGTATGTCTTCGCGCGTCGCTGAGGGATTGACAACTCCTGTCAGCATGCAATATTTCTTCAACGATGCAGAGATAACCTTCGACTCCAATGGCAAGTCAACGGGATTGATGGCGGGTCTCTTCGAGATTATCCGTCCTTCCACAGAGCAGTTATACTGGGGCATCCAGATTGTCAAGAGTCTCGCCAAGGCTTCGGGTTTCGCACCGATTGTCATAAAAATGGTGGCAAAGATTCAAGCTCGCAACCAGCAGACCGACATCACCGACCAAATACAAGCTACTTATACCATCCCCGTGGGGCCTGATACGGGCACCGCATATAGGGTGACCATCATGGCTGGTGACAATAAAGTGTTCAACCTGTCGAGCGCAACAGACTCGTGCATCCTTACGGCAAAGACTACGCAAAGCTCCGTAGAGCTGACCCAAGGTCTCACCCATAAATGGTACAAGGCGGTGAACACGGCTTCGGGATGGGAACTCATAGCTTCGGCTACGGGCAAGTCGCTCACCGTGAAGGCAAGCGACGTTGACTGCACCCGTGACTTCAAGGTCGAGGTCTATAAAGGCTCCGAGCTGCTCGGTTACGACTTCCAGGGCGTGACTGATGCAAGCGACCCATATGATATAGATTGCAGTCCTAATCCATCGGACGAGACCATCGAAGAGGATGAGACGGGCAATGGTTCCGTGGTCTATACACCAAAGCTGGTGGTGAGAGGCACCACAACGCCTATCACCACCAAGTTTTTCTTCACCCTCAAGTCGCCTTCGGGCGTGGTGCTCAATACCGAGAGCGGGCGCAAGCCTACTGACGAGCTGAGCACTTTTACCGTGACGAGGGCAGACTGCATCAAGGGCGGCTACTGTGATCTCTCACTGTCGATAACATCAAAAGCGTAAGCCTATGGCAACAGTAACGAGAAACATCAGATTCTCCAAAAAGGGAGTCGGCATATCTACCACTGACGTGGAGTACGCCGACTCTACGAGCAATACCACGCCTCCCACAAGTGGATGGCAGACCAATGCGCCCGCATGGCAAAATGGCCATTATATATGGACTCGCACACACATCATCTATACCGACAAGAGCGAGAAATACTCCTATCCCGTATGCCTTCCCTCAGGCAAGGGCATTGCCAAGATTGTAGAGCAGTATTATCAATCGACATCCTCCACCTCATTGGCTGGTGGCAGTTGGGTAAACGACAAGGCTCCTGCATGGAAAAGCGGGTATTACACCTGGACTCGTTCCGTCATCACCTACACCGACAACACCTCAAAGACCACTGATCCTGTTTGCGTAAGCGGCAGCAAGGGCGATAAGGGCGCACAGGGTGAAGAAGGACCAAAAGGAGATCCTGGCGAGAAAGGAGAAAAAGGAGATAAAGGAAACAAAGGCGACAAAGGTGACAAAGGAGAAAAGGGAGACAAAGGTGATCCTGGCGCAACTGGCAAGCGAGGGAAGTGGATGCGTGGTCCGCAAGACTGGAAGGCTATCGCCGATGGCTACACCTTCTATCCTCTATCCGACAACAGTATAGATGTGTTCGACGTGGTCGAGTTCGAGGGCGAGTATTACGAGTGCGCCAAAAAGCACACCAAGTCTTCCGCCACGACTCCGCTCGCCGACTATACCAACAAGGGCGGACTCTGGTCTCGCGCCACAAGATACAGCATGGTGGCCACAAAGGTGCTCTGGGCTGAGAACGCACAGGTTGAGTTCCTGGGTACGCAATCCGTTATAGTGCGCAACAGCACAAACAACGCCAAGATCGTCTTGCAAAACGGACTGATGGACATCTACGGTCTGGTTAACAAGACTCATCCTAACATCAGATTTGGTGTTGATGCCGCTGGCTACGCCATACTCTCGTACTTCGACAATGACGGCAACCTTCTCTACAACCTAGGGCCTAGCGGATTGGATGCCGCCAACATCACGTCGGCAAAGGTCGAGGGCAAGCGGTTCGCCCTGATGTCTTCGTTCCTCGGGACAAGCGATTTTATGGTGCAAAAAACGATTGGCGGCACAGTTTACCCTGTATGCGCTACGCTGGCCATACAGACCAAGCTTTTCGGATACAGGGATATGAACTATAATCTTCCAAGCAGCAACTATCAGCCGGTCAAGGGTTATTCGGGGCTGGTGACGCTCTATAGATATACAGCCGCAAGAATGAATAATACCATCGTGGCTGATTCCGCTCGCGGACTAAACACTGCCGAACTGGCGCAAAAAGCCAATGGCAAATGGTTTACGAGCGATTCCAAGCTGGCGAGTGGCGGTAGTCTGACAAATCTCGCCACAGGCTCTTACATCGCCGAAGATGCCTCCCCGATAATGAATATGGTAGAGATGGGCAAAGAGACACCTAAGCATTGCATCAGTTATATGAATGTCAATGGCGGTTTTGCGCTCTATACCAAGCTTTGCAGCATAGCCACAGCTACGCTCGACGAGACTATGTAGTCTCTTTCTTTTCAGAAAACATCAAAAAATAATAAAACGATATGAATACAAAAAAGTTAAACGCAGTTACAACGGTCACCACTGTTAGCAGTGACCAGAAGTTCCCGATTTTCGATGCCAATGGCAATGTCAAGTCGGTATCGCTATCTACACTGAAGACCGCCGTGGCGGGAGGCCTCAATCTCAACGCCATCGAGGATGGCGTCTTCATCATGTACCATCGTGCGAGCGATAACTATCCGCTGATGGTCAAGCCACACAAATGGCCGTCGCTAGAGGCTTCGGGCGAGATTGCCGACGGTGTGGTTATCTTCGAGGGTGGCAAGCACCTCGTGGTCGCTCCGACAGAGGCGAGTGCTCTCACCTGGTCGAGTGCAGCCGTGGCGTGCGATACTCCAACCTACAACAACGATGAATCGTACAGCGCACAGGTGACGGGCAACAACCGCCTCGCCGCCATGCTTGATTTCGACGGTCGCAAGCACACCGATGCCATCATCAAGGCATCCTCCTCCGGCCATGTCACCAACACCACCTCTTATGCGGCGGGCTATTGTCGTGCCTACAGTCGCGCCAACTCCAAGGGCAAGGGCCTTACTGCGGGCTACTGGTGGCTACCATCTATAGGCGAGATGCTGATGATCTATGCCAATATGCTCAAGATCAACTATGCCTTGTCGCTCATCAAGGGTGCTACACAGCTCGTGGAGAACTGGTACTGGACATCTACCGAGTACGGTGCCTCGAACGCGTGGGGCCTGAACCTCAGTGACGGCAACCTCAGCCACTGGTACGATAAGGTGAAGTACGCAGGGCATGTTCGTGCAGTCTCAGCATTTTTACGATAGTTAGTTGTTAGTTGTTTAATAGTCCTCGGCCTTAAAGCCGAGGACACTCCTAAGATAAGATATATAATAAGGTAATAGAGATAAGTGATATGGCAGCAACCAAATTGGCAAGCAAGACTCGCATATATCTAGATGTGAAGGCGATGCTCGACATCGCTGTAGATGTAGTTAGAAACTTTCCCAAGTCGCAGCGTCCGATCTTTGGCGACCGCATCTGCAACCTACTCATTGATGAGCTGCATCATATCGCCAGAGCCTATATGCTTCGTGACCTGACGATTCGCATCGAACATCTTACACAGTTGCAAGCCGACCTGGAGATTGTCGAGACACTTATCAATATTGCCGGTGAACACAGGTGGATAATGGGCACGAGCAGACTGTCAAATCTTCTCAGATTGAGAGATAGTGTCGGCAAACAATGCACAGCATGGAAGGGCTCGCTCCAAAAGGCATTGGCGACGGAGGCGGTTCCAGAATAAAAATGACTAGATGCCGATATTGCCAAGTGCCGAGCGAGTTAAGCCGGGGTCGGCGAGATACGTCAAGCCGAGAGAGCAGCCTTCTATATTAAATGGGCCGCATACCATCATGCATGGTTAAGACTAAGATATTTGCGGCGCTGACCGAGAACGGTGCCTCGAACGCGTGGAACCTGAACCTCAGTGACGGCAACCTCAACAACTGGAACGATAAGGTGAAGAACGCAGGGCATGTTCGTGCAGTCTCAGCACTAAACATAGAAGTATATCCGCTGATATTTTTCAGAAAAATAAAATGATAGATTTTGCCATACTCTTAGATGCATATTTCGACTGCCGCCGTCACAAGCGGACCACAGTCGGCGCAACGGAGTTTGAGATGAACTATATGAGCAACCTCGTTCTGTTGCTCGATGAGGTCAACTCACGTCAATATAAGATAGGCACGTCTATCTGCTTTGTGGTCCGGTACCCTCGATATCGAGAGGTCTTTGCCGGCCAGTTTCGCGACCGCATTATCCACCATTACATCGCCATGCGCCTCGAACCGCTGTTTGAGCAAGAGTTCTCCGATCGCACCTACAACTGTCGCAAGGGAAAGGGACAGCTAGCTGGTGTCAAGCAGCTTCAACAAGACATCCGTGAGGTGAGCGAGAACTACACTCAGGATGCTTGGGTGATGAAGATAGACCTGAAGGGCTTCTTTATGAGCATCAGCAAGTCGCTGTTGGCGAAGATGGTAGATGATTTCATCGTTGCTAAATACGAGGGCGAGGATAAGGAAGACCTTCGCTGGCTGTGTCGTATGGTCATCATGCACCATCCCGAGCAAGATTGCGTCAAGAAAAGCCCCGATTATCTATGGGGTTATCTACCAAAAGAAAAGTCTCTCTTCACCAATGGCGATGACCGTGGCGTAGCCATCGGCAACCTTTTCGCCCAGCTCTTCGCCAACTTCCTGCTGTCGAAGCTTGATTGGAAGATAGATTATTATTGCAAATGTCATTGTCGCTATGTGGATGACATAGCATTCGTTGCTCGCAATAAAGAGGCGCTCCTTCGTCTTGTGCCGATGATCCGAGAGACACTCGCTTCACTCGATTTAAAAATGAACGAGAAAAAGTTCTACTTCCAGCACTACACGAAGGGCGTGCAGTTCACAGGTGCCATCGTTAAGAGAGACCGCCTGTATGCGGTCAATACGACCGTGAAGAATTACAGAAAAGCGGTTGCGAGGTTAGAGACTTCTTGCCAGCGCAACGACATAGATGCCATATCCCGTGCCGTCCAATCGGTCAATTCTTACCTGGGCATATTTAGTCATTACAACGAGTACGGCATCAAGAGACAGATTCTCAGGGAAGAACTGAGCAAGGAGTCGTGGAGATACCTCATCGTCAAGGGTCGTTTTAGGTCGATTCATCTAAGGAGGAAGTTCAATAACAACACAAAGTATATAAGTATGGCCAATAAAATCATAAACAATGGAAGAAAGATATCATGACCCAAAGGGATGGCACCTGAAGGTTCAGCCGTGGGTGCCCACGGAGAAGGAGATAGCCCGTCTGCTAGATAAGGGCTACGAGGTAGAGGTGAAAGGTCTAAGCATGGGAGTATTGGTGATGACAAGAAAACGTACCTCCATATAAAATGCGAGCTATCCGTCAGGGCGGTCTCGTATTTTTATTATATCCCTACCCTTCTTATCTTTGCACCGTATAACAATAAAAACATTTTTCACTATGCAGAGAAATACAAAAGAGTGGATACAATACGGCTCAGCTATCGCCGTGCTCCTCCTAGCCATCATACTGGTTTACATCAGCTACTTCACATCCCAGGCTCGTGATGTCACCGACAACGTGCTCTGGTACTTCGCCCAGTCGCTCATGTATGCCGGCTCCATCTTCGGTGTCGCCATCGCCATCGATGCCAAGTTCGACAATATCAAAAACAAGTTATTCAATCACAATAAAAAAGATGAAACGACAGATTAAACGCATTTTCGTACACTGCACAGCAGGGTCGCAGCGACAGTCCATCGACGACCTCAAGGCCGAGTTCCGCCGCAAAGGGTGGGACAATCCCGGTTATCACTATGTCATCACCCCAAACGGCGGCATCCACCAGCTCCTCGCCATCGAGGATGTGAGCAACGGCGTACAGGGCTACAACTCCACAGCCATCAACGTCGCCTATATGGGCGGCATCGACGCGCAGGGCAAGCCTATCGATAACCGCACACCAGAGCAAAAAGACGCCCTCGTTTTGTTACTTCACAAACTCAAGCAACAATTCCCTTCAGCCCAGATTATGGGTCATCGTGACATCTGGGGCCAAGACAAATCAAAGTGGAAAAAGATGTGCCCATGCTTCAATGCCATCGACGAATACAAAGACATCGCATAACTCATTCTCCAATCATTTAAAAAAACAATGACAAAAAAGATTACACCCAAGATTATCATCCAGCTCCTGGCTGCCCTGCTCATCGTGACCATGGTTGCCTTCATCCGTTCCGCCTGTAAAAACAGTCGGCTTCAGGCAGACCTAGACCGCCAGACCGAGAATGTGGGCAACCTCAACTACGACATCGAGTATGGCAAGCTAGGCGACAGCCTGCCCGTGGCAAAGACCAACGCCCTTCAGGCGAAATACTCCGAGCTGCAAAAGCTCCACCTCGCCGACACCAAGCTCATCAAAGACCTCAAGGTCAAGCTCCGAGATGTGCAGTCTATCCACACATCAGCGTCCACCACCTCCGATACGGTCTATCTAACGCCCGAGCCGAGCATCGCTACTACGCCAACCATATCAGGCATCCCAGACTCCATCTACACTTATCGAGACAGATGGCTATCCCTGCGCATCGACATCCCTAGGCGAGAGTGCCAATATGCAAGCCACGACAGTCTCACGACCCTCGTGAGCCGCACCTACAAGCATCGGTTCCTCTGGTGGCGATGGGGCGCCAAGGGCTACCAAGTGCAGATAGTCAGCCACAATCCACACTCCAAGATTGATTACTCGAGATACATAGAGGTGGTGAGATAAAAATCAAAGATTTAACACAAAAAACTTGCTCGTTCCGAATTTTATTATTATATTTGCAACAGAAATAATAATAAACTTTCAAATTATGTTAGGCATATTGATATTTGCAGCGGTTTTGACATATGGGACATACGCATTGTTCCATATTCTCGGCAAGGTGGGCGATAGCATCAACTCTGTTCCTCGCAAGAGTGTGAAAGACCTACCTAAGCTCACTATTGAAGATATGTACAGCCCTAACAACAACTTATCACTTCTCACAAAAACAGATGTCTCATATTTTGTATTAGTAACAAATCAAGCTATTAATAAAGAAGAATTCGTTTTTGCTGACAATCTTTCCAATTTAAAAAATAAAGTTGTCAGACTTCTCAAAAATTACGCTGCACTAGAGGCAGACAAGAAAGAGAAATCAATAACGCCCTAAAAATATTGTCCTTGGATTCAATGAGTCCAAGGGCTTTTTTATTTCCGCTTTGTCGTATTTTTATTATATTGCCGCCCAATGTATCTTTGCCAAAAAATAATATTTCTGATTTTATGGCAAATAATATACAAACATTTACTGGCAGAGTCTTGCTTGATGACAAACAAGCAAAACAGACTATAGAACTGTTAACAAGAAGCCTCGAAGAATTAAAGAAAAAGCGAAAAGAGGCAGTTGCAAAAGGCGAAGATATCAAAGAGTTTGACCGACAGATCAAACAAACTAGTGCATCCATTAATGCGCTAAAGACCAACCAACAGCAAGTTAACGAAACTCTCAAAAATCTTTCTTCTGCTTCATATAAGGAGCTGAATGTTGCTATGCGTTCATTACAAAAGCAACTTCGCTCTGGGGCTGTAGAGCGTAATTCTGAGGAATGGAAAAAATTACAAGGGGTGCTCAACAAAGTAAAGGCAGAAATGCAGCACATTAACGATGAGGGCAAAGTTTCCAAAAGTTTGTTTTCAAGAATGTGGGATGGCCTTAACAAAAACTGGGGTGCTTTCACCCAAATTATAGGCAGTGTCACCACGTTAACTCTTACACTGAGAGCAGCTGCCCAAGCCTACGCCGACATGGAGGAGTCGATGGCTGATGTGCGCAAATACACAGGTCAGACCGACGAGCAGGTCCACCAGATGAACGAAGACTTCAAGCGCATGGATACTCGTACGGCGCGTGAGCAGCTCAACGAGTTGGCTGGTTCCGCCGGTCGCCTCGGCATCACCAGCAAAGAGATGATAGAGGAGTTCGTCGATGGTGCCGACAAGATCAATGTCGCCCTCGGCGATGACCTTGGCAAGGGTGCGGTCGATAAGATCGGCAAGCTTGCCCAGATGTTTGGCGAGGATAAGACCAAAGGTCTTCGTGGTGCAATGCTCGCTACGGGTTCTGCCGTCAACGAGCTGGCGCAAAGCTCATCAGCCAATGCTGGCTATATCGTCGATTTCACCGCCGATTTGTCGGGCGTCGGCATTCAGGCTGGCATGACCCAGGCGCAGCTCATGGGTCTCGCCTCTGCCCTCGACCAGAATATGCAAGAGGAGGCAACTTCTGCCACCGTCTTCTCCCAGCTCATCACCAAGATGTACCAAGAGCCAGCAAAGTTCGCTAAGATAGCAGGTATGCAGGTCAAGGAGTTCTCCAACCTGATGAAGACCAATGCCAACGAGGGCTTGATGAAGTTCATGCAAGCGATGAAGTCAAAGGGTGGTTTCGCAGAGATGGCACCGATGTTCGAAGAGATGCAGCTGAACGGTACCCGTGCCGTGGGCGTGCTCTCTGCCGTGGCTACACACCTCGACCAAGTGAAGGAGGCGCAAGACATAGCCACAAAGTCGTATGCCGACGGTACCAGTGTGCTCAATGAGTTCAACACCCAGAACACTACGGTGCAGGCTGAACTCGACAAGGCGAAGAAACGTTTCCAAGACCTCACCATCGAACTGGGCGAGAAGCTCATCCCTGCTATGAAATATGGCATCACATCGTTTAGTCTGACCATTAAGGTGATGTCCACGCTCATCACCTTCACCCAGCAACATGCCAAGCAGATTGTTGTGTTGTCCTCATTAATCGCATTCTGCACTGCACTCTGGTACAAAGAGATGATAGCCATCAAGGCAAAGAATACCCTAATGAATATTGCTAAAGCTGTCGAGAAAGCATACGCCACCTCCGTTAAGTTAGTCCAAGCAGCGATGGTTGCATTCAATGCGACAGTCGCCTTATGCAAAAGCGGTATGCAAGGTTATATTTCGGTAATGAATGCAGCCAAAGCTGCAAACATGACCAACCCATGGGCTGCACTCGCCACAGTCGTCACCGTGGTGGGTGTCGCCATATATGGTGCCGTCAAGGCTTTCTCCGCATACAACGAGGCGATGCGCAACAACACGCAAGAGGCTAAAAACAACAAAGCTGTTGCAGAGCAGCAGGCTACTCTGGCCAAGAAGGTCTCAGATGCCACCATCGATGAGCGCAACAAGATAGATATGCTCAATAAAATCATTCACTCCAACGCCTACACCGTGGATGAGCGCAGAACCGCTATCGCCAACCTTCAGAAGATTGTCCCGCAATATCATGCCAGCATCTCCAAAGAGGGCAAGCTCTACAACGATAACATAGAGGTCATTACCCAATACATCAACAAGCTCAATGATGCAGCGATGGCAGAAGCCATCTATGAGAAAAAGGCAGAGATCAACAAAAAGAGATTGGAGCTGAAGACGAGAGAGACCAGAATCAGAGGCTCACTCAAAGCTGTAAAAGCCGAACGTGATGCTCATCCTGAGAGATACACCACCGAGAGATATTACAGACCTTCCTTCGGGCCTGGCTCTGAGGGCAATGAGTTCTATCATGACAGCGATGCACTGAAGTCAAACAAAAAGCAGGAGCAAATCCACACAAAAAGACTCCAAAATGTTTTGAGCCAAGAGAAGACACTTGATGCTGAGGACAGAGCGCTCGATGCTACCATCAACAGCAACAAGCAGATAAGAAGTGCGCTGAAAACTGTCATTAAAAAGAACACGCAAATCCAAAAGGAGAACGCCGTAGTTTCCACGCCTTCCTCTGGTCATACCATGACCGAGAAAGAGCGCAAGGCTGCCGAAAAGGAGAAAAAGAAGCGTGAGGCTGCAGCTCGCAAGGCAGAGGCCAAGCGCAAGGCTGACATGAAAAAAGAGCTAGACGATGCAAAGAAAGCCAACCAAGCCGAAGAACTGGAGGCTAAGACCCTCTACTCTACTGGTCAGATTCGACTCGCCGAATACAACGACCGCATGAAGACCATCAAAGAGCGAGGACTACAGGCTCGCCTCGACATTCTTAAAAAATATGGCGAGGCTGAGAGCGAGGAATACAAGCGTCTCAATGCCGAGAAAGAAAACATCGCCGCCGACTATGAGAAGAAGCAGACCCAAGACCTCGCAGACCTGGAGTATGACCGACAGGTGGCTGAGCAAGCCATCACCGCCGAATACTACAACAAAGACTCTGACCTCTATCACAACGAGGATGCCGTCAACGAGGCGCTCTTCCAGCTAGACCAGACCTTCCTCAAAGAGAAGCAATCCCTTTATCTCAAGTCTTCCGATGAGTACTGGCAGATAGCCAGAGAGATCGAGCGCAGTCAGCAATCACGCCAATACGACCTTCAGAAGCAGCACGACGAGAAGCTCCTGCAGCTTCGCCAAGAATATGGCAAGATGGGCAATGAAGAGCAGATGCAGCTAGAGATGGCTGGGCTTGATGCCGTTCACAAGGCTGGTCTCATCAGCGAGGAGGAGTACCAACGCATGAAGCTGGGCATAGCCAACAAATACGCCTCATACAAGCCTACCGCCGATGAGCAGCGCAAAGAGGATGCCAACACTGCCATCGACACCGCCAAGAAGATGACCAAGGGCTACAGTGACAACAACAATGCCATGGGCAGCGACAATCTCGCAACCATCGCTGGTGGTGCCATAGCAGCCATCCAACAGCAAAAGATGGTCAACGATAACCTCAAAAAGCTACGAGACGAGGATAAAATCAGCGAGCAGCAATACCAGGATGCCAAGCGTCAGATGAACAAAGAGACTTACCAAGAGATTGCTGCAGTGGCTGGTGCAGCCTTCAGTAGCATCAATAACATGATGTCAGCGGCTTCCGCATACTCACAGGCTTGCTCAGACCTTGAGGTTGCCAAGATCGAGAAAAACTACGACAAGCAGATTTCTGCAGCTGGCAACAACTCAGCCAAGAAAAAGCGACTGGAGGCGAAGCGAGACAAAGAGGTCGCCGCAGCCAAGAGCAAGGCTAACAAGAAGTCGATGAAGATAGAGGTGGCTCAAGCCATCGCCTCCACAGCTATGGCTGCCATCAACGCCTACTCCTCTGCAGCCGCTATCCCAGTGGTGGGTCACGTCATCGCTCCTATCGCCGCTGGTCTCGCCACCGCAGCAGGCATGCTTCAGGTGGCAACCATCAAAAAACAGCACCAGGCAGAGGCAGCTGGTTATTACGAGGGTGGTTTCACCGGACCTGGCAACTATAAAAAAGAGGCTGGAGTGGTTCACGCTGGCGAGTTCGTCGCCAATCACAACACCGTCAACAACCCTCAGCTCCTCCCTGCCCTGCAGCTCATAGACATGGCGCAGCGCAACAACACTGTTGCCTCCCTCACCGCACAAGATGTGAGCCGTGCCATGGGCACAGGCAGTGCTGCCGTCGTAGCCCCGGTTGTTAACGTCCAAGGCGGCGACACTGAGCAGGTGGGTGCGTCACTCGATAGCGTGCATACTACCATCGATAGACTCAACCAACAGCTCAATGCCGGCATCAAGTCATACGTGGTCATCACCGGTCCCGATGGCTTCGACCGCCAATGGAGCCAATATCAAAAAATGAAGTCGAACAAATAAACTTGATAATATAAAGGTTTATGATTACATGCATCATCAATGGCATGGCAGCCTATCCGGCTGCCAGCCAATCCATCAAGCTCACGTATGCCAACCAATACGTCACAGATGATGGCGAATACTCATATGACATCAATTTTCCCATGACTATCATGGATAACCGCCGAGTTTTCCACAATGTGAGTCGCTTCGATGTCTCAAAATCAACCCAGACCTACAACGACTGCAAGCTCTACGTGAGCGGTCGCCTGCTACTCTCTGGCGTGGGTACCATCATCAGCGTCACCGACTCAGAAATAAAGCTTCAGATAGTGGGCGGCAAGTCCCGCATCAAGTTCAACGACAAGATGACAAAGCACTACATCGACGAGATAGACTTCGGCAAGGCATCCGCACCGGGAGATACCGTGGATAAAGGCTTTTCACAAGGCTGGAAAAACATCGGCAAGGTACAGTCAGTCTATAGGCTCGCCACAGACCAAAGCCAGTTTCTTGGATCAGAGGGCAAATGGTGCTTCATGCCTGTCAGAGACGAGACCAACGATATGATCGCCAACTTCGTCGGAGTTGACAAAACTGGCAATTTCATCGGGAGCAAAAATCCATACATCAGAGATGTCGCCGTGCAACCCAACTTGATGTATATCTTCAGGCGAGTCATCGCCTACGAGGGCTACACCCTTACACGCAACGACCTCGACCAGTCACCATGGAACCTGCTCTACATCGCTTCCGCCTACAAGACGCTCGAGCTTCGCAGAGCCCTTCCACATTGGACGAGCTACACCTTCATCGAGGAGTTCCGCAAGCTCTTCAATGCCACCATCTACTTCGACGACATCAAAAAGACCTGCCAAGTCGTCAAGTCATCAGAACTATCTTCCGCCGACTCCGTAGAGATAGAGCCGCTGGATGAATACACCACCGACTACGATGCCGATGGTTCGTTCTCCACCTCATCGACCGCTAACCTAGAGTACAATCTGGGTGACTCGGTCAACAGAGGTGATTACGAGGTCATCCCCAAAAAAGTCTTCACAAATTTCGATATAGTCGATTCCTTGGAGACTACCATTGGTACCAGCTTCCAGTTTCCTGCCACTACAAGTGGATGGTCAGAGAAAAAGAAGCGCACGACTATCATTCGCCATCTAGGCAGCGACTATTATATATATGTGGAGGATGCCGAAGGTAACAAGAGCTGGCAACTGGCTGGCATCTGGTCGCCACTGATAAGAGACGAGTCCTCCGATGATTACACAGACCTCAACATATCTCCAGCAGCACAAGTTGTGGAGAATGTAAATTTCCAGTCCTTCCCCATGTTCGAGGATAAGCACTACGAATGGCGCTGTCTCCTGTCCATACCAAACGACAAAGAGAGCGAAGCAAAGGAGAGTGACACCGACGAGGACGGATACAACTACGTTTCCGTACAAGATGCAATTGATGATGAGTCAACGTTGGATGAGACCGAGGATGACCAGGAATGCATGAATGTGTTCTTCATAGTTCCTGGCAGGGTACAAAAATACGAACACCCGCTCAATGGCAATGTAACTTGGGTTGGCGAGAAATCTAGATGGCCGCAGTTCCTCACCGACACACGCATCAATTCAGAGTACCGTCTGACATATCCGTCAGATATTAATACATCTGCTATCACAACAGTGATGGCATCGCTCGCACTCAGGGAGGGCTGGCAGGCTGGCACCTGCCTCGCCTCGCTCCACGACAGCGGTCTCAAGATAGACAACAAAAACTGTCTTCAGGTCAAGTTCAAATCTGATACCATCCCCGACCCATCTCACACATACATCATAAACAATAAAAAATTCGTATGCGAAAAAATAGAGATGGAGGTCAAGGATGGCCAAATTGAGCCTATCTATACAGGATATTTCTATATGATGTCGTAACTTCGCCACATACAAAACAGAAGCAAGCGAAGCCACGACACCACCTCATCGAGGAGACTAAAGCCCACCTTTGAAATGCTTGGTCTCCTCGTTAACTTTCATCTGGTTCTTAATATATCGGTTCGTCACAGATATATCCGAATGGCGTGCCTGATCCTTGGCGACCACGATACCCTGTGCGTTCGCCAAATCTCTGATGCCTGTGTCCTTCAGACTGTAGAATTGATATTCCTTAGGGAAACCGATGGCCTCTCTCATCTTTCCCCATTCCACTCTCAGCTGATTATAGGCCGCTCTTTCCTCACCAGGCTTCAAACCTTTGCCAAAGATAAAACAATGTCCCGGATGCTCAAATATCTTCAGCTCTATCATGAGCTTCAAGATTTCATCGTTCAATGCCACAAGTCCGTCCTTACGGTTCTTGCTGATGGCAGAGCTGATAAAGACCGTCTGGTCTGCTATCGACACATCCTTGATTTTTATCTGCGTCAACTCATTCGGTCTGATAAAGGTATAATACTCGAAGAGGCAAGCCAATAAAAAATGCTTGTTGTGCTCGTAGAGATATGCCTTCAACTTCTTCAGCGCTCCCTCAGTCAATGGGTCTCTGAACTTTTCTTTTTGAGCAATATTTCTTATGTCGATGGCAGGATTCTCGCTGATATATTTTCTATCCATGAGCCAAGTGCCGAAGGATACAAGCCAAGAGCGATAGTTATTTCTTGTGGTAGCACTAACATCTCGGTCATACATCAAGTGGTCCAAGAAGTCGATGGCAAAGGCACGGTCTATCTGGTAAGCAAACTTGATACTCTTGCACTCGGCGATAAAAGACTCCAGAGTCTTGAGACGACTGAGGTAGTCGATAGAGGTCTTTTCCTTCATAGACTTTTTGTCTGTCATCGACTTAATATAATCACGATAGCGACTAAAGATAATTGGTATTTCGGTGAATTGTCTCGACTTGTCGGCATTCACCCAAGGATTCCATCCAGCGGTCAGTTTTGCCGTGATATTGTGGATAAGCAAGGTACCCATCATGCGCTTCTTGTGGTCAGTCTTGTACCTATTAAGCATGTACTTCTTGCGCTTCATCCGACCCGAGACAGGGTCAAAGGCAGTAAAGTCAACATACCAGTAACCGCCCTTGGTATGCAACACAGGCAGCGTGAAACCTACTATTTCACGCGAGCTCAAAAAATCAATTTCTTTTGCAGTCATTTTTTTTCATTGTCCGTTGCCAGCCAATGATATTCAACATCAAAGTATTTTGTTTCCGTCCCTCCCCAAAACGGAAAATCGGATAAGAATGCTGTTTCCAACTTCTTACCCGATATTAGTTGCGGCGGCAGGACTCGAACGTGCGACCTCCAGGTTATGAGCCTGGCGAGCTACCAACTGCTCCACACCGCGATATTATCAATTCGCCTAAATTAAGAACTAACTCATTTCCGAATTGCGAGTGCAAAGGTACGACATTTTTGTGGAACCACCAAATATTTTGAGCAAAAAGTCACTATATTAACAGTATTTTAACACTTAATAGTTGTTTCTAGCCAAATTACCTAGAAAATCACACCTAAACGTGATAAAAAGGAAAAATCCGACCCATCCATAAAGGATAGATCGGACCATATTAAAAATCAATTACTTTTTCAAAAGCTTCATGACCTTCTCAAAATAGCGCTGGGTTCTTTTCACACTATAATGATTTCCACCATTCCAAGCACGAATCGCATGCTCGATGCTATTCAGAGGATTGTGGACAGACTGAATCAGGAGGAACATCTCCTTAGACTTGGCGATGCTAAATCTATCCGACAAGGAGAAACGCTTCTTGCTCTTTTTTCTCTTTAGAATGTCGTTACACTCTGCCACCAAGATTGGGGTAATCTGCATCACTCCCACAGAATTACCACTCTTTGCTTTGGGGTTACCCTCACTCTCTACCTGGATTATCGCTTCCATCACTGGAGTCCAATCGAAATCATTGGTAGAGGATACATCACTTGTTTCATTCGTTGCAGCCGACGCTGCACTTACGTTCATCATCAGCACAAAAAGGCTGACTAATACCAT